AAGAACTGAAGATACTAAAAAAAGAATTCGTGAAATTACTAAAAATTATTGGTCTCAAAACACTCAGGAAGTTTTAGAGAGAAAGAAAAAAATAAGCGAGAGAAATAAAAAAATAAAATCTAAAGAACTAAAAGAAAAGTGGAAAAACCCAACAGATAAAATGTTAAAAAATTATGAAAGATTTGTTAATATGTCTAAAACACAAAAAAGACCTTGGACTAAAAATAAAAGAAAAAGAAAGTCGCAGAAGGTCCATATTTGTGGTATAATATATGAAAACGCTGTTGAGGCAAGCAAACATATTGGTATAAATCCAGTAAACATTAGACGTAGATGTAGATTAAATCAGTATTTTGATTGGTATTACGTAGATTAATTTTATGAAAATTGCTTTAATTACAGACACCCATTGGTCGGCCAGAAAAGCTTCCAGACATCTTCACGATTATTTTGAACTTTTTTATAAAAATGTATTTTTTCCAACCTTAGAAAAAGAAGGAATTACAACCGTAATTCATATGGGTGATGCTTTTGATAATCGTAAAAGTATTGATTTTTGGGGGTTGGAGTGGACTAGAAGAGTTGTATTGGACCCACTGAGAAAATATGAAACTCATATGATTATCGGAAATCACGACATATTTCTTCGCAATTCTACTGAAATTAATTCTCCAGGTCTTCTTCTTAAAGACTATCCAAATATTAAAACTTATAGTTCTCCAACAAATACAAAAGTTGGAGGAATTGATATGACTTTTATTCCTTGGATTTGTAGTGAGAACTATGATGAAACTCTGAAAGTAATTAATATGTCAAAAGCAGCAGTTGCCTTTGGACACCTGGAACTTCAAGGTTTTCGTGTAAATCGGAACCTAGTAATGGAAGACCACGGTACTGACCCTAAAATCTTCAATAAGTTCACGAAAGTATTTTCAGGTCATTATCATACACGCTCAGATAATGGTAAGGTTTTCTATCTTGGTAATCCTTATGAAATGTTCTGGACAGATGTAAACGATACCAGAGGATTTCATATTTTTGATACGGAAACTCTCACTCACACTCCAATCAATAATCCTTATAAATTATTCTATAATATTTACTATGAGGATACTCCATATCAAATCTTTGATACTACTGAGTATGAAAACAAAATTGTTAAGGTGATTGTAAGGAAAAAATCTAAACCAAAAGATTTTGAAAAGTTTATTGATAAACTTTATTCTGCAGGAATTCAAGAACTCAAAATTATTGAGAACTTTGAAATTCAAGAAAGTGAAGATTTTGTAATTGATGAAGAAGAGAATACAATTTCAATTCTAAATCGCTATATTGATGAATCTGAATTCAATCTTGATAAAAATATTATTAAGGGAATTTTTCAAGATTTATACAGACAAGCTTGCGAAGTAGAGTAATGTTTCTTCTCACATTAAAGGATAGAAAGGATGATGGGGCATATGCTGTTCAGGACCAATACGGTCACAAAGTTCTTTTCCTTTTTGAAGAGGAAGATGATGCCGTCCGATATGCCTTAATGTTGGAAGACCAAGAAGACCAAGAAATGGATGTTGTAGAGGTTGATGATGATCTTGCAATAAAGACTTGCAAATTGTACAATTACAAATATGCAGTCATAACTCCTGACGATATTATTATTCCACCCAAAAATGTTAGTATTTCACAAGATTAGGTACAAAAACTTTCTTTCATCTGGAAATCAGTTTACAGAGATTGACTTTGAAAAAAATCATACAAATTTAATTGTTGGAACAAATGGTGCTGGTAAATCTACAGTCCTTGATGCCCTCACATTTGTTCTCTTTAATAAACCATTCCGAAAAATTAATAAACCACAACTTGTAAATACTACAAACGAAAAAGATTGTCTAGTTGAGATTGAGTTCTCTGTAAACAATCGTGACTATCTTGTTCGTCGGGGTATTAAACCAAATATTTTTGATATTGAAGTGAATGGGTCTCTTCTTCATAAGGAGGCAGATGACCGTGCTAATCAAAAAATTCTTGAAGAAAATATTTTAAAAGTAAACTATAAGTCTTTTACTCAAATTGTAATCTTGGGTTCAAGCACATTTGTTCCCTTTATGCAATTGACTACTGCACATCGCCGTGAAGTAATTGAAGACCTTTTGGATATTCGTATCTTCTCTGCGATGAATGGATTAATCAAAGATAAGATTCGCACTCAGAAAGATCAAATCAAATCTCTTGAGGTTCGTAAGGAAAATCTCAAGGATAAGATGAAGATGCAGCAGAACTTCATTGAGGAACTTGAAAATCGTGGTAATGCTAACATAGACGCCAATAAACGGAAAATTTCCGATTTAGATGTCGAAATTGAACATTATATGCAAGAAAACTCTAAGACTGAAGAAGAAATTTTCAAGTTTACTAAAGAGCAAGAAGAAGTTGTAGGCGCTGGTGACAAAGTAGTAAAGCTCAATAATCTTAAAGGAAAACTTTCACAAAAAGTATCTACTCTTACAAAAGAACACAAGTTTTTTACTGAAAATACGGTATGCCCTACTTGCACTCAAACTATTGAAGAAGAGTTTCGGTTAAATAGAATTGCAGACGCTCAAAATAAGGCAAAGGAACTTCAGAAAGGTTTTCAAGAACTAGAGGAGACCATAGAGTTTGAACAAGAACGAGAGCGTCAATTTTTATCCCTATCTAAGGAGATTACGAAACTCAACCATGAGATTTCTCAAAACAATACTCGGATTTCCCTCAACCAGAGACAAATCCGAGACCTTGAATCTGAAATTCAAACTATTACCGAGCAACTTAAAAATAGAAATACTGAGCATGAGAAGTTAGAAGAATTCAGAGAAAATCTCCAAAAAACATTTGAAGACCTTTCAAAGAAAAAAGAAGAAATCGTTTATTACGATTTTGCCTATTCCCTACTCAAGGATGATGGTGTAAAAACGAAGATTATTAAAAAGTATCTTCCGTTCATAAATCAGCAGGTGAATCGTTATCTTCAAATGATGGATTTTTATATTAATTTCCATCTCGATGAAGAATTCAACGAAACTGTAAAATCTCCCATTCACGAAGATTTCTCTTATAGTTCTTTTAGTGAAGGTGAGAAAATGCGAATTGACCTTGCTCTACTCTTCACTTGGAGAGAAGTTGCCCGAGTCAAAAATTCAGTTAATACTAATCTGCTGATCATGGATGAAGTATTTGATTCCTCACTTGATGGTTTCGGCACCGACGAATTCCTTAAGATTATTCGGTATGTGATTAAGGATGCTAATATCTTTGTGATTTCTCATAAGGCAGACTTGCACGATAAGTTTGATAGTTTAATTCGGTTTGAGAAGAAAAGCGGTTTTTCTTATAAGGTTGAATCATGACAGATAAAAAAGTGGCACAAGATCAAGATTGGTTAGACCGTCTTGTTGATAGGATAGGGGAATGGATGGATTCACTCACGGAGAAAGATGAAACTACCAAATTGGCAGCACCATTCGAAGAAGGAACAGAAACGAAAACTTAAACCTCAAGCATTACGGCAAGCAAAGGCGCGTCGTCAAGCACTCAAGAAGCGTCTCCAAAACGGGGGCGCTTCTTATATTATAAATATCTAAAAAGTATTTTTTAAAAAATGTCTGCAGAAGAAAGAGATATTTACGATGATGTCTTAGACTATCTTTTAAGTGAAGGATATAGTGAGGAAGAGTCAAACCAAATTATGGTTTCTCTTATTAACGAAAATATATGGAAATCTGTTCAGCAAAGAACAGGTATTGGTAAACCTGGAGTAACCGCTGGGCAAGTTGCAAAAAATATTCTTAGAGCGGGAATAACTGATATTCTTGGAACATCAATAGCAGCTGGATCTGCTCCATCCTCTGCTGGTGCAACAAAAGCACCTACAGTAAGAACTTCTTCTCCAACACCAGTAGTTAGAACTACAAAAGCACCTACCAGAACCGCCCCTACAGGTAGGGTCGCAGATCCTTGGAAAGGTGGTTCTACTGGAACTGGAATTAAAAACGTTACTAGAACTTCACAACCAGCTTCAAAAGGAACTGCTTCCCTACCTGGTTCTAATGTTCGTGGATTATTAAAACCAGCAGCAAGAAATGTCTCACCAGATCCTTGGAAGCAATCTTCTAGTAATAAACAATCTGGAAATCTATGGAATAGAGTTCAGCAAACCATTAAACCCTCACAGAAAGCAACTACTCGGTCTTTACCAGCATCTCAAACAAATGTGCGTGGACTTCTTCCAGCATCCCGCACAACTTCTACTCCAGCAACTACACAAAAAGCACCTGAAGCGAGGTCTCAACAATTTAGAGATGTTCAAAGATTGAGTAAGGCAATGAAAGGTGGTTTGATGGGAGAAATTCCAAAGACATCTGGAGAAAAACCAGCACCAAAACCTGCGTGGGGGTCTGGAGGAAAACAAGCACCTAAAGCACAAACTCAAGCACCTAAAGCACAAACTCAAGCACCTAAAGCACAAACTCAAGCACCTAAAGCACAAACTCAAGCATCTGCAGAAAAAATAGCACCAAAACCTAAAGATATAGAAAAACCACGTATTAAGGCAAGAAAACCTGGTAGGTTAGATAATCCAATCAGTGGTGGTAGACAAGGATTTTCTCTTCCATTCGGTGGAGCACACCTTGGAGCAGCGGTTGCGGGAGTTCAGGCATATAATACTGCAAAGGCAACACCAGCATCTGCACCAAAGTTTCCAACAAAAGCAAAGGAAGTTAAAAAAGGTGAAACTTATTATGACCCTTCAACAAGGATTGGCACTTCTCAAAGATTTGCTCAGAGGAAAAAAGTAGGACCTAAGATTGTTGGTCCAAAATTAAGTGCTGCTCAAGATTTTGATAAGGCATATAGTTCTGCTAAAGAAAAGGGTGGAGTGGGATCTACATTTAATTGGAGAGGTAAGTCTTATAAAGTTTCATAGAAATAAATAATTGCAAATATTCTTAAAAAAATGAGAGATCAGGAAATTATCGGGATTTACGAGTCCTATCATAAGATTTATGAAAATCAAGAGACTCTTGAAGAGAAAAAGATTGCTACTGAAACTGGTAAAAAAGTAATGCCTTCTGCTGAGGAGCGTTCTAAACTTGCTAAAAGAGCACGTGCTGGTGAAGATATTGGTAAGAAAGGTAAAGGATTTGAGGCAGTTGCGACAAAAGCGGCAAAGCAATATGGTTCAAAAGAAGCTGGTGAAAGAGTTGCCGCTGCCGCTATGTTCAAGCAGCAGGCGCATAAGGAAGAGTTTGACACCTTTGATGTTGTATTAGAATATCTTATTTCAGAAGGATTTGCTGAGACAAATGAAAATGCCCTTGCCATTATGGTGAATATGAGTGAAGAGTGGAGGCAGAGTATTATCTCTGAGAGTAGAGTACGAGAACTTGGTGATAGATTGAAGAATCTTCAAAAACGTGGTGAAGCAACTGACAAGAGAGCTGCTAAAACAAGTAAGGTTGCCAAAGAAAGATTCAAAAAACTTGATACAGCACACGATGCAGTTCAGTCAGCAATTAAAACTCACATGAAGGGGCAGGACTGAGACCAGTTCTCAAACCGTCCATTG